TCAAATATCCTTTAATCTTCTGTTCATGTCATCCAGCTTGGTTCCGAAGTCATTGTAGGTAAGCTTTGAATACTTCACGATGTCTTCGAGGTAGCTGTTTGTCATGATCATCATGTTTCTTATCTCCAATACTGCGCCATTGGTTGAGATTCCGAGGGTAACGATGCTCTCCATCTGTGAAATGGTGGTAGTCATGTTCTGAGCGATGGATTCTCCTGCAATCTGCAGGGCGGTGAAACGACCATTCAGCTCGTCTGCGGTATCTTGCCCCATAGATGCCCATCCTCCGCTTGTTGCGGTCTGTGATGAGGATGATGAACCGGTGTAGCCAGTTACCTTTGCCCACTCATCACGTCTCTTCAAGCCTTCCTGGACTATATCATCGTAACGCTTGTTGAATGCTTCTATGTCTGTTTCGGTAAGCTTGCCATTGTTGTCCTTGATAGCCTTCGCCCAATCATCATAGAGCTTCTTCAAGTCTCCGTTGATGAGGTCTTCCATGGAGTAGGAGAGGAGAGCCTTCTGCATCATTTCAGAGAAATCGTCTGCAAAGTCCTGCGCTGACTTGCTCATATCCATGAGTTCTGATATGAAGCTATCCTTCATGCTGTCAAAGGAAATCTGCGTAAGGTTTTCCTTCAGCTTGTCTGATAACTCATCCAGCTTGCCTGCTTGGTCTATGTAGTCATTCAACTTCTCTGTCAGACGCCCACCATAGTTACCCTTGCCAGTGTTCTCGATATGCTCCCAGATAGCAACGTTGCCACGGAGGAGCTTCATTTCCTCTGGGCTAAGGGAGAAGAGGTCGCCATTGAAGTCCGATTTGACATTCTTCTTGATCCAATCCATCTCATCACTACCGAAGCCACCCCAATATTTGTTCCATGATTTGTGCGCTCCATGATAACTTGCCTGAGCCTTGGCTATGTCGAGGTAGTTCTTATTCGTCTCCTGCTGATTCTTGTAGGCTTGCTCATAGTATGAGGTTGCCTTTGAACCGTAAGCATTTTCCATTGCGTCAGTCAAATCCTCGATTGATTGCTGCAGGAGTTCATTTCTGTCCGTCAGTCTGTCAATAGTCTTCTGAACCTTTTCGGCATTCGAGTTAGTGAACCAATCTGATGGACCTTTCGATGAAAGTGCTCCGAAGGAGAGAATGTTGCCTACACGACCTAAAACCGTATCAAGAAGACCACCAATACCATTAACAACGATGCTTTCGAGAGCCTTGAAAAGATTTTCGGGCAAGTCGAAGATAGCATCAATGAGATTGCCAACCGCTCCAAGTATGCTGTCAACCAAATCTGATAGCCATTCGAGTTGAAGTAACTGAGTGAATGAATCGAGAATGCCAGTCACAAAGCTCTTTATGGAGCTTGCGAGATTGAGGATGAGTTTCGGTATCTGCGCCACCACTCCAACGATTGAACCGAGGGCGCTACCCATCATATCGGTTATTCCGTCTCCGATTGAACCGAGAGTGCTTCCTAAACCTTTCGATATGGTTGCGCCCATCGTCTTAGCTACACCATTACCCATAGTGGAGAGAGATTCATCAAGAGCACCCTTCAAAGCATCTATGTTGCCTACTGATGATTGTACCTCAGAGAACCCTTCGTTGCCTTTCCATGTTCCGAGCTTGTTGAGTGCAGCAGTTAGACCAGATGTGTAGTTTTTGACTGCATCTGTAGCAGAGTTTACGGTAATGCCTAAAGCTTCCATTTTCTCTTTGGCTTTGGCAGTTGCCATGCTTGCATCATCCGCAGTCTGCTTGAAATTATCAAAAGCTTCTTTCGAAATCTTTCCTTGCTTCAAGTCAATCTTTGATTGCTCATACTCTTTTCGTATAAGCTGCTCCATTTCCGCAGACTGCTGATAGTCGGCAACTGCCATATTGAAGTTCTGGATTGACGTTGCAAGCGATTGCCATGTTGCATTCTGATCAGTTCCGAGATAAGTGCGAATCTCCTGCATGAGGTCAACAACCTTCTGTTGTGTCTGAGTATCGGCTTGCTGGAATTTGTCCGTGTTGGTATAAGCGTCTAATTTTTCGAGCATAGGCTTAAGCATTTCCTTGCCCATATTGCCCACACCGCTCATCAGACCCTTCCAATCAATGCCCATAGAGATGCTTTCGTAGTCGAAGTTGGCGAGTGCTTTTTTCTTCTCCTGTTGGAGCGTCTTCTTCTCGCCTTCCGTCTGAGCCTTGGCAATCTTCTCTTCATATTCCTCGGTAATGGCTTGCTTCTGCTGATAGAGTGAACCATACTCCTTCAAGTAGTCGCGCATAGAGGTGAGGGCTTCCCTGTTGACCTCATCAAGCTTCTTGTTATACTCTTGGGTAGCGAGGTCTCTAGCCTTATTGAGGGCATCGGACTGAGCGGAGGTAAGGGATGCTTTCTTGCCAGCTTCCTTGTTCTTCTTCTTGAACTCGGCTTCCTGCTTGTCAATCTCGGCTTTGCGCTTGGCATAGTCGTTCTTGATTTGAGCAACCTTCTTCTCCGTGCCTTCCTGCATGAGGGAGATAGTTTCATCTGTATTTTTCTGCTGCAAAGCCTTCAAGCGTTTATTCAACTCCTCTTGTGCTTTGATAGTCTTGTTTTCTTCATTGATACGATTCTTACGTGCTGTAACTGCCGCTTTAGCTGACTTCCCACTTACGTCGCCACCTAGCTTTTCAAAAGCATCCTTGTTTGCCTTTAAGTTTTGCGTTGCTGTTTCGTACTGAGCAGCAGTGTATTTGCTCTTATTTTTCTCCATAGCAGCAACCTTCTTCTTGGCTGCGTAGTATTCACGTTGCGCCTTGTTGTAAGCTTGCTGGTAGGATTCCGTAGAACCTGTATTAGCCAATGCTTGTGCTTTTGTTTTGGCTTGGTTGAGGGATTGTTTGGCGGTGTTCCATTGAGCCCTAAAAATCAAAGGAATGGTCGTAGCGCCAGTAACTGCCCAATTACGCTTCATCGCTAAGAGGTTATTCAGAACCTTTGTTTTCTCAGACTCCTGCATGCGGAGATTCAGATCAGCAGGATTCTTCTTGATGTCTTCTCGAAGACCTGCTATCTCTTTCTGAGCCTTATTGATGAACGCATCCAATCTACTCTCACCTGTGGCATAGTTGATGGTTTCGTTGGCAGCTTGCCAATCGTTAGCCAGATTGATTGCTTCGTCATAGAAGTCAAAGATTTCTTGGCGTATACTTTCGTTCTCCTGCGCTTCTTGCAAGCGAACTTCGATAGGCTTTGCATTCTCGGCTACTTGGTCTCGAAGTTGGATGATGTTGGAAAGCTTTTCTTCTGCTTGGTCAAGGTCTGCTTGGGCTTGGCTTATCTGTGATGAGATAACGATGCTACCTTGACCGCCATTGGCTGCGTCTACTCTGAGTTGCATTTGAAGCTCCTCAACCTTCTTTCGATACTTCTCAACTTCCTCAACAGCCTTGTCGTACTTCAACTCATCCATGTTCTCGGCAACTTCCTTCTGCGTCTTAGCAAAGTCAGCAGATGCAAGTTGAGCTTGCGAGTATTGTTCCGTTAACTGAGGTGCGAGGTTGGAGAGTTTTTGGTAAGCTTCTGCTTTCTCGTATTCTGTAGCTGTCTCAGACTGAATAGTTCTGATAAGGCTTTCGATATTCTGCTGACGTTCCTTGACCTTGCTGTCAAACTCATCCCATGCTTCATTGGATTTCCTTACTGCCGTTTCATGTGCTGTTTCTGCGGTAACTAACTTGTATACGGCATAGGTTACTGCTGCGATGGTGGCAGCTATCCAAAAAAGAGGACTGGAGAACATAGAAGCATTCCATGCGTCCTGTGCCCTTTTGCAGAGAAGGGTGACCTGTGCCCATATTCCTTTGGCTGCGGTGTCTCTTGCGGTAGCTGCGGTATTCAAACCTTGGGATGCAGTGTTAGCCGCATTGGCTGCTGTATTTGCTTCTGTGGCTGCGGTTGCAGCAGTTTCTCTAGCCGTATGGAGTTGCTTTGCAATATTGTTTCTTTCGTTAACGGCAGTGTTGAGTTTGATTTCTGCTGTCTCTACCTTCTGCCCATCTGTATAGGATTGCAGGGCATCGTAAGCATCTTGGAGTGATTGGACCTCATTGTCCTGCATTGCAAGTTTGTTCTCCAATGCCCTCACTTCCTCTGCGGCTGCGGTGGCTGCGTCTGCCTTTACTTTTGCCTGCGCCTGTAGTTCGGCAACGTAAGCCGCGACCTCTTCACGCTTAGATGCCACCAACTCTGCCTGTGCTGCTGATAATTGCCCTTTGGCTACTGCTTCTTCAAGGTCTGTCTTCTTTGCTTCTTCCTTCATAGGGAGCAAAGATTCAAGGGCTGACAACTCGGCTGCATATCCTGCATTTGTTGTTGCTGTGTCAAAGGCTGCTATACTAACTGCCATTGCCTTATAAAGACCGATGGCAGATGCGGCTGCAAGGATAACCTCACCAATTTCCTTCCAATGTTCAATAACCGTTGATGTGATATCCAAAGCATCATTCATCAAACCTTCCGTCTGTGTACCGAGGTCGTTGATAGCCATTTCGATGGTGTCTTGGATATTACTTATCTGACCCGTAATAGAGTGAGATTGCTTTTCCATCAATCCACCGAACTTGCCGCCTTCATTGGTAAGGCTTTCGATAGCCTTTTTGACTTCGGGGAAACCAACCTTACCCGCGGTCACCAATTCCGAAACCTTATCCTTGGTAACTCCGAACTGCTTGGCAAGTTCCTCTGTCAAAGGAATACCGCGACCTGTAAATTGCATCAAGTCTCTTGTGAACAATCGACCTTGCACCATCGTGGTACCATAGAGCCATGTGAGGTCTTGCAGGTTCAATCCCAATCCTGCTGATACGTCACCGAGCCTTCTCATGGTATCGGTAATCTCGTTGGCTGCAAATCCGTATGCGAGGAGTTGTTTTGCGCCATTTACCACACCCTTCATGTCAAAAGGTGTAGAAGCAGCAAGGTTGGCGAGGTCCGAAATCATTCCCTTTGCCTTCTGTCCGCTACCGAGCATGGTTTCAAAGGCAATCTCAAACTGCTGAAACTCTCCTCGTACAGTACCCAGTGTGCTGATGATTTCCTTTGCCGTAAAGCCAGCGAAAGCCACCGATGCAACAGACTTGATGCGACTGAAAACATTCTCAATGCTCTGACCCTGCTGCTCGACTACTCTTGCTGTCTGTGACACCCCATCCTGTACCCCTCGAAAGGCTTTCAGTACGGATGAATTGTCACCTGTTATGTCAAACTTGATACTTGCCATTTTTTATTCTGTCAATTACGTAAAGGTGCACCTCCTACCCAAAACCTTTATTCTTTGCTTTATTTCTGTTAGTGTTGGAGGTTAAATTGGATTCTCTTCGCTCTGTCTGATCAGCTCCATGATGTCCTCTTTGTTATTTCCGCTGAAGACCTTCTCTGTTGCTGATGGTATGTGAGCCTTCTTTCTTTCCTCATCGGATAGATAGATGGAAGTTATCTTATCCTTCATCATAAGCGTGAGGTTGTTGTATGAGATTTCCCACAGAACATAGTCAAGGGTCCATTTGTATCTCTCGCAAGCTGCGTCAATGAGAGAGCCCCAAATGGTTCTGCCACCAAAGATATACTGATTACTGGAGTCTTTGGCTTGGTTTATCTTTTCCATACGTTCCGCTTCCTTGTCTATCCCACATTCCGTGATGATGTCATGAAGCTTGTTATCTGAGAGTATGGTGATGAGAAGGGTTGCTATGTCATCGTTATCACAGAACTTGAAGATAATGTTTTCCCTTGCCTTTAATATGCGTGAACTGAGCATATCGGATTTCTTCTGAAGAGTGTGATAGGCTATTAGCTTACAGCAGAGACTTCGATTCTCATCTACTACACGGAGTGCTTCAATGAGTGGATTCAGCTTCAAATTATCATCTTTGATGCCTAGCTGCTTAATCAATGGAGCAGTCAAATACATCTTGCCTAAAGTCTGAGGGTAGATAAACAAATGCCTTCTACCTACCTGTATGCCTAGAGGTGTATCTGTTAAGACCATGGCTATCTTTGTGCCAATTTCGATGTCATTCTTCATAAGCCAATAAGATTTTTGTTAGCACCCAAGGCAGGACTCGAACCTGCGTCTTTCAACCAGCTTTTTAAAGACCAACTGGATTTCATGTGACGGACTTTGGTCTCGCTCTAACCAACTGAGCTACTTGGGTAGATTGCCGACTGATAACCCTCAGTCGGCTGAAGGGATATTAGGATGTGTCTATGTCTCTGCGTAGGTTTCCGTGATTTCAACAGGAGCGGTTTCACCATCCTGCGGTTTCTTGAAAGTCAAGGCATACTTTCCACCTGTTCCCTTTATGGCAGTAATGACACGCCAACGGTAAGAGCAATAGACATCTTCATTCCTTGAGTTGGTGGTCTTAGCCACCACGTCCCCCTCTGGAATGAGAGCTGAGTGTGTGTACGTGATAAGAGCACCGCCCTCAGTTGTATAGGCCTCCTCTGCACCGACAGTAGTGTTACCCATATAAACGCCAGGAAGCTCAGCGTCTTCCGGCTGGATAGCCAAACGGTAGTTACCCTCTACGGTACCGTCGATCGTCTTGAACGGCTGCGACTGGTTCTTCTTAATGAAAAGTTGATATGCAGCCTCGTAGGTGGACTTCTTTGTCTTGCGGTCAACAATTCCGCCACCTTCCTCAACCTGAGTCATGGTATCGCCTTTTGTTGGTGTAACAGTAGTAGTGCCATCCTTTGGAGTAGGAAGCTTATCCCACTCGTTCTTTTTGCTACCTACCTTTTGAACGTAGATAGTGCATTTGCCCCATGATGTTACTGACATAATCTTAATCGTTTATAGTTTGATACAATAATTTGTTATTAATGATGTGCTCACTTGTGCCCTCGCAAGCTATTACCCTCTGTTCGCTCATAGACAAGCGGAAATCCGATCCATGAACTGCTTCGAAGGTGGAGAAAGAGAGTTGACATAACTCACGAAGCCTTGCCGTATCCTCTTCCTTTTGGATATTGCCTTTCTTTGTGATAGCTTGATCTTGAACATAGATGTTTACATTCACAAAAGCTTCTTGGATTTGCGAGGTTTGATTTGCTAGCACAGAGATGCAAATATCTTCCTTGCCAGTTGCACCTGTGCCATAAAATGGTCTTCCTCGCTTACAAAGACTACCAGTTACGGCAGTCTTTAATTTAGAAGAAGAGATAATGTTGTACACATCGTCCTTGATATCAATATCCGATTTCATAGCTTTATCTGATTGATTCTACTTACAGCTTTATCCGCCGCGAGCTTTAGTTTACCATCAACGACGGAACGAGCCCATAACTCAGTGGATGCAAGCACATCCTTATTTTCTTTAGCTTCTACAAAGTCTGCATAGTTCATAGCCGCGACTACTACCAATGCGTAAACCTGTGAGTATTCCTTGGCTAGGTCAGCTATCATTTGTCTTCCTTCTTGTGAACCATTAGAACCATTGCCTATGGAAGCGAAGGCTGATTCTACTTGTTTCCTTCCGTAGTCAAAGATGGCATAACCGATGGAGCTTCGCAGGTTTCCTGTATGGTCTATCCAACTTTCCTCTGCCGAGCGGTCTCTTATCCTTGCATTACATTCTTCTCCTAGCTTGGCATAAGCAGTGAGGATTTCTTGCTTTATTATCGCCATAGCGGACTGAAAAAAGTTATTGAGCGCAGACTGAGAGGTTGAAAGTTTTATACCCATATTTTACATTGCAGTTGGTAACGATGGAAGCCGAGTACGACAAATTCCTTCACTTCGTTTCCGAAAAGCTTTACACGGATTTTGTCTCCGTACTCGAAATCTCGGCATGCTCTAGGAAGGTTGTAGATGATGTCGGAATAGTTCTTGGCAGAACCATCTGGGATAGTGATAACGTTTGCCTTGCCAGCAGGTACAATATCGCACTTACAATAGTTCTCCACCCATTCTTCTGAGCCTTGAACATAGTCTCCGTTATCGTCTTCGTACCCATCAGTTACGTGTAGGTAATCTAGGGTATGAGCAGCGAAATCCAATACAGCCATATCTTAACCTCCTATATAAACCATCGGTTGACCCAGTGCAGGGGATTCACCGATGGTTTTGTATAAAGCATTTATTCGTACTAGCAGCCTTTCCTTATCCTTGTCAGATAGTGTTCCTATGCTCTTGTCTGACTCGGATAAGCTTACAGCTTGTATGAGAGAGTACAGACAATCAGCAAGCACACCTTTCCATTCCTTGGACTGGGCAACCTCGAATGTATATTCATCATCACCACTAAGCTGACGTTCTATCATCTTATTCTCCACGAATCCTAAAGGGATAGGGTAGTGGATTTCATCAATCAATGCTTGCTTTATAGTCTTCATATCAATTCAAATTTAAGCCTCTGGAGTGAGTTTAGAGAGAACTTCGGCTTCCTCCTCATCGCTGAGTGAGTTGAGAGCCTTAATCAGAGTCTCATCGGTTGAGTTAACCTTCACATTGGCACCAGCAGCCTTCAAAGCAGCGATGAGGTCAGCCTTCTTATACTTCTTACCCTTGTAAGTTGTATACTGGTCGGTAGTATCGGTAGCCTCGGCTTCCGTATCAACCTCCTCAGACTTGGTAGTAAGCATGTAAATCTGATCTACATCTTCGATTACTGGCAAGCATAAAGCCTGTCCTGCGGTAATCTCCTGCAAAGATGGCTCATTCTTGGAGTACTTAGAGATAAGCTTGTAGCTGTCAACGTTAGAGTACTGAACACCTGCTACTCGGTTGGTGTCCTCAGCAAGAGTACCCCAAACGAAAGAGCCTACATTGGTGTTACAGATGAAGATAATGTTATCCTCATTCCATGGTTTGAGAGAGTGCCGCTTTCCGTTCTTCTCGATAATCACGGTTCGGTTGATAACCTTGATGGCTGCACCGAACTCATCCTCAAATGCTTCCGAGAAAGCTGACTCCGATGGCGTCTTGAGCTTGGTATTTTCGGTATAAGTCTTACCCTCGTAGTCGGCAACAAGCTCTTTTGCCCATTGCTCCTTGCGAATTTTCTTAATCTGCGTCTTAGCGAGCATAACCTGTATGATGGTATTGTTGTCGGCATTTGCCTTATCGAAGATTTTCTCGAAATCTTCTCGTGTTGTAACACCATTGGTTTCTGTTTTGAAGCAGTTTGCCTTAAAATATCCATAGTCAACACGGATAGCCTTACCCGAATTGTCTGCATCTTCAACGGCAATAATACCATTAGAGAGACCTGCCAAGAAGTTCATTTCGTTACGCTCTTCGAGACCGACAGAGCAAGCGACACCATCATTCATGAGCTTGTTGATGATACGAGCCTTTGCAGTTTCAGCAGCCTGTCGTGTTGATGCAGCCTGCTCAACCAAGCCTTGCGCTTGGAATGAATTGGCTCTCGCTACAATGTTCTCATACTGAGCCTTCATGATGTTGATGTTGTTGATATCAGACTCGAAAAGAATCTTCTTCATCGCAATCTTTGGCAACTTACCATTAGAGGTCGCGATTTGACCACGCTTCTTCAAAGGAATATCTGAATCCATCTCAACGATGTCGGCAGCTACATATGTGGTCTTAGCTGATGAACCTTCCCACTTCTGATCGGCAGAATACACATTGGTAAGCATCTCCTTGTAGAGGTAGGTGCGCTCCTTCGGATTCTCCTTCTCTTTAACATATAAGCTAAGTTTAGGGAAGATAGCTCGGATAAACTGAATAAAAAGTGATTCGTTCATATAAACAATCTTTTAAGTTAAAAACTAGAGCAAAACTTAGTCATGCTCAAAAATAAGACTTGGGAGAGCGGTCTTGATGGCGGTTCTCTGAGTTTCGTCCTTGAACTGATAAGGCATTGCCGCATCGTTCACGCGACCATTATCCATGATGGCAACCGCTTCACCCTTCATGCGTGAGCGTACGACAACACCAGCAAATTCTGCATCGCTAGCCTTGTCTTTGTACTTGCCATCTTCGGTTTCAAGTGGAGAATACTCATAAACATCATCAACCTTCTTGCGGACAATGATGTGACCTGCCTGAATAACCTCATCCTTGAAGTTGGCGTAGTCGAGTGCTCTACCGCCTGTGATACCACCGAGATACTGACGGATAACCACAGCGTCATTACCCATGTCGTAGCCTTTGGTTTTTGGCTTATAGTCTTCTGCTACCATAATCTAAAATTTATTAGTGAAACAATAGATGATTACATCTTAGCCAGCTTCTTGACTTCATCATCAGACATTAACTTATCTTCCTCATTTGGTTGAGGTTTGGTGTCGGGAGCAGGGATTCGTCCAAGCTTTTCAAGACCCTTTTCAAGTCTTTCCTTGTTCTCTTCCTCAATATCTTCCTTCAACTCATCGAGGTAGTCCTCAAACTCCTCTTCATTCTCAAACTTCATACGAGAGAAAGATTTAAGCTGACGCTCTCCGAACTTACCTGTGTCCTTCAGCAGTTCTCTTACCTTTGCGGTACGGCTGCTTGTGGTATTGCCAGATTTCAATGCAGTTACATCACCTTGGAGTGTAGCAACAGCCTTAGTAAGTTCCTTGATTGCGTTGAGGGTAGCGGAGTCTTTATCATCATCGCTATCCTTCTTGCCCTTCTTGCCCTTCTGTGACGGACTTCTACGTGCTGGCACGTCATCATCATCTGGATCATCATCTGGATCATCGTCATCATCGGGTGCAGGATGAGCGTTTTTGTACTCTGAGACTTGGCGGTCTGCTGCGGACTGAGTTAACTGGAGCAGCGGCAAGACATCATCAATTGCGTCACTAATACCTTCACTAACTTCTTCGTCAGTAGCATCATCTTTGAGTTGAAGTTTGTTGGCAACATTGGCAGCAACACCCTTTAACTCCTTACGACTGAACCCCAATGCCTTAATGTCTCGATTGGTTTTCAGTGCTTCAAGAACTTTTCTGTAATACTTGTTCATTGCTTGTTGAGTTATATTTAACAAAAAATGGTCTGCGAGCGAAATGCAGGCAGACCAAACGTAGAACTCGGTGTAAGAGCAATGTTACGAAAAGTTCTGTCACGTGCATCTTCACACGCTTTTATGGGTGCAAATATACGAAATATTATTTAATCAACAAATAGTTTTGATAAAAAAGTGCAAAATTATTTTCATTTCAATAAACAAGGGAGAACTTCACAGCCCTCCCTTGGTAGATAAGATGCAACGAAAATGCACTTAAATGTGCAAAATATCTTCTGTGTTCAAGTTAGATTCTTTTGGTATATAATTATAGGTTTGATGTATTTTATCAGCTTAGAACTTATAATTTTCCTCTATCGCAGTAAGAGTAATACTGATCTGACTTGCTACTGATAATAACATGGTCCATGAAGAACAATCTCATTATTTCACAAGCCTTCTTTATCTTATATGTTATCTCATCGTCGGACTTTGATGGAAAACAGTTATAGCTAGGGTGATTGTGAACCAATGCTATTATTGTGGCATTGCATGAGATAGCTTCTTTACACACAACTCTTACATCTATAGCTGTTTCTGTTATTCCACCTTGCGACAATCGAACCATTTTGATTAACTTGAAGTGGTTATCCATACAGAACAGATAAGATTCTTCTGTTTCTAAATCCTTGACGTATGGTAAAATATAGTTGTAGATGTCGAGGGAAGTACCCAAATCTATTAACTCTTGTGACTTCTCCTTCATAAATCTTCTTCCAAGTTCGAATGCTGCGAGTATAGCGGTAGCCTTCTTTTCACCTATTCCTTTGATAGATGTAAGCTCCTGCAGTGTTCTTTTGCTCGCCTTTCTGAGGGAATGACTACCATCAAAGATTTTTCTTATTGGTTCATTACCCTGTAGCATAGGGTCTATACCTATAATTGACGCAATAAGATTTTCGTTACTCAGATTTTCTACCCCATATTCCTTTGCGTATGATGTGATAGAATCGTACTTGATAGTTCTTGCATTATCCTTCATAAGATACCTCCTCTATGTCTTTTGAATAATTGAACACAACATCAAAACTGAAACCCAATTCAGTGACGAGGTAGAAATGAATATCCTCCCAGTCCCAACTTGAAGGAATGCCTTTTATCTTTTTAGACTTTTCGGCATCCATTGCTATGATAACGTTCTCTTCCATTGCTCTATCTTATTTTTAAAAGTTCATAACTTTCGTTTCATACACTATGAATCCTATCTGATCCACCACAATCAGTTTCAGATGATTTCCTCCTGGTCCATTTATATCACCATCGTTCAATCCGATTTCCTCTAACGTAGCTTTAATGGCAGTTTGGTAATCTCCTATACCTTGAATTAACAAGCATAGGTCTGGTCTCTCGTTAAGAAACTGATGGAAACCATAAAGGCTATACGAGCCTTTTTTGATGAGTGAAAAGAAATCTTTCCATTCATCACCACTAACCACCTGCGTGGTTACGGATTTAAGCTCTTCTATTGTTGTGCAGTTGCTTTCCATACGATTTCATTTAGCGTGATACGATGAAGTCTTTAAGTTTTGATACAAACTTATCTTTCAACATTTCTATTTTGAGTTGTCCTTTCTGAAGGTCCGATAATTCATATACTGTCATATCCATTTCCTCCTATACTTTAAACCAATTCATAGCTTTCTGTATTCTCATTGTATGCTACGACTCCTTTCTGCTGTAAATTACAAAGTGCAGTGTTGAAGTTGTAGATACTAAACTCTGCATCTGTGGCTTCAATCAAGCATCCTTCTTGGTAGCCGAACTTGACCTTTTTCAAAGCCTTTGTAATTCGCTTCTCTAACGCTTCTACTGTGTAAACTTTAACCTTTTTCATTGCTCTTATCTTTTAATTACTTATCAATATACTTTTTAGCTTCTTTCTTAGTATTGAATGTTTTATGACCAACACCATAGTATCTTTTTGTAACACCTTTTTCTTTGTAAGTTACAATAGCAAAACCTCCGTAAACCTCGCTTCCTAAAACCTCTCTATCAACTTCTTGCTTTGTTGATGGTTTAGCGTAGAATCTTTGTTCTTTGCTAGCATTCGAAAGATACTCTATCATAAGGTCTGAATTAATAACCTTTCCTGCAACTTCTGATGAACTTGCGGTTTCATAAGATGATACATAAATTCCTACTGAATTTCTCGTATGGTTGAATTGATTAGCATAGTCCAACATTTTGTTGTACTCTTCCATTGTCTCACATTGTAGATAATGTGTTGTGTTGTAATTTACCATTTCCATTCCGATTCGTTTCATTGCTCTTATCTTTTAATTGTTATTAATTTATTTTTGATGGTGCAAAGGTAGTCATTTTTTTTACAAATGACCAAATATTTGGAGCATAAAATACTTTTTGCTAACTTAGTTTAACTTATTGATACTTAGATACTTATAGCAAACTATTAATTTCGTGTATGTAAGACTTTTTCCCTAAAGTAGTAAAGTATATGGAGATAAAAAATGAACCGCTTAGAAAAGCTTATATTGAAGTGTATAGACTTTTTCTGAATTACTTTATATTAAACAAAAATGCACTCTAACCTCACGGTCGGAGTGCACTAAGAGCAATGAAACGTTAAAAGAAACGTTTCGGCTGCAAAGTTACAAAAATTTTCTGTATCTTACAAATTTATACTATACTATTTAACAATTGCAAATCATTGTCTCTATCGTAGTCGTATGGATAGAAGGTGTTGGCAAGAGCATCCATCTTGTCGGGAGAGCGTTTTAGACGCTTCTTGATTTCGTCTTTTGGTTCCATGATGATTGAACCATCTGACTGAAACAGCCAATGCACTTCACACAACTCTTGATCCAACTCATCATCTGGTGGGAGTGCTGCAAAGAATCCATTCTTTGGGTTGAGCCAGTCACGTATGCACCAAAACAAATAAGCTCTCATGTTAGCGAAAGAGTAGCAGCCTGTCACATCGTGCTTATTTCTCACGCCTTCCGAGAACTTACAAGAGAATGCAGTTAAATACTTTTGCTCTATGAGTCTTGAATAAACTCCAGCACCTTCTCCTATGGTATCAATGAAGGCTTTATTCTTGGAACTCAAACTTAGGTAGTGTGCGACTTGACCTGCGACTGCCATGTGGTCCGCATGACCACCCGAATTATGACACTTGATTTCTGAAACATAGTTTCCTTGTCGTGGAACATAGCAAGACCTATCGCGCCCCATACCTGCGACATCGACACCTAAGCGTATTGGCTTATGGGTGATAAAGCCGCTATCTTTAAGTTCCTTCCATCTTCTATGTGCAATCTCGCACCATTCGTAAGGAATAAGGGTATCTTCGGACACCTTCGGAAACATACCGAGAACCTTAACACGAAAAAGGTCATTTGGAGTGTAGTACTCTCCTTCCCAAACAAAATCGCCACGACCTTCATCAAACTCAGATTTTCTGATTTTCTGTGCCCATGCTGAGACCTTATCGGCTACCCATTCATAGTCAACTTGACCAGGGATAATGTTTTTCTTGCTTACTACGTTCTCTGCGTTGAGGGATGATAATCTAAACTTCTTGAATCGGGGAGACTTCATAGAGTTGGCTGCATACCCTGTAGTAACGTTTGGGTTGAACACCAATAGCAATCGAGAGTTTCCTTGCAGGTTACCCTCGATTGCATTATAGATGGTGTCCGAGATACCCGATGCTTCAGTTACGATGAACATGGTGTTTACAGCATGGAATCCCGACCATGCCTCTGTGTTGTCGGCAGAAGACTTGAAACCTGTCAGATACCATTCCTCGTAATCTGTTCTGATACCATCCGACAGCAAACGACCAGGCAGAAAGCCTGCCTTCTTGTAAAGACGTGCCACTTCTGGTATCATGATGTTTGTTACCTGTCTTCCTGTCGGTGCAGTAAGGGCAATCTTGGTGTTCTTTTCCAAACTGCCATCCTTGCCAAAGCGAGGAGTGAGGTATAGAAAACATAAAGCGGCTACGGCAGCGATGAAGTCCTTACCCCTTGCAGTTCCACTGGCTACCGTTGTCATTTTGTTCTTTTGAACAGAACGCAATATAGCCTTTTGCTCTTCGTCAAGGCGAGCCTTCAAGACTTCCTTGGCGAAGAGACACCAATCATTGCGCCATGCAATCATTTTTTTTATTGCTTTCTGTTCTGACATATTTTTAATTCAACAATATTCGTATTTTCTTATTTCCTTTGAGTATGGCTGCCGCTGCTCTGTGGTGACCGTCAATTATATAAATGTTCCCATTACGCTGTACTCCATAAGGGACTTCATTTGAATCAAAATTAATAGATGCAATCGCCTTTAGATTATTCGCTCCTATGTATTCTTGTGTTGGGTGTATCTTATCGACCGACACATATTCGTACTTTCCTGTTGGTTTACTAAATGACGATACAGTTTCTACGCTTGCCCTAACTTTTTCTGATTCCTCTTTTTGATATTTCTGCTTGAATACATCATTTACTTTGACAGCCATAGTACTCGTATTACCGAAAAGAGGGAAAGAAATTGCATCTACCTTTTTGTCTATTTTGCCACCCGCATCAGCCTTTCGGCTCTTTGCACTATTGGAACTATTTGTTCCTCTTGTGCCATTACTTCGTTTACCCATAAACAATTATTTTATATATTCCATTTATCTTTATGCTTTATATCTCCATTATATGGATTTTTAAGCGCTCTTAACGCCCTGTCTACTATTTTACTAAACTCTTTATTGTCTATGTCTTTGCCTCTAAACTCGAGTGGGTCCACTTTTCCACGGCCATGTCTAACTAATCCAAAATGGTCTACCTGAATCATCGTTTTATGATAATAATTTCTATCAGAGACTATCTTAAATCCGTCTCCATCGAAATTAGCCACAAAATAGTCATCGACCTCATCTCCCTTGGTTTTATTCAAAGTTTTATCAACTATATTTGATACAATATTACCTAATCTATACTTGTCCTTTTGTGGTATATGATTGAACTCTGGCACCTCTATCATAACTCCTTTTTTATACTCAGCTTTCAAGTCCTGATAACCGAGTTTGAAGTCATAAGATTTGGTTCCACTGAAACTTTCTGTTTTATTACCCCCCTATAGAGCTCATGCTCATAGTTCTTGTTTGTGCCATCATTGCTGGCGACTGACTTCTGGTTCCGTTACTTCTTTTTACCATAATCAAACAATTTAATTACTACTATAATAAACTACTTTGATAGCTTTGGAAAATCCTGCATGTTATCAAGAATATCTTCTATAGAGAAGTTCTTTACTTGAGTATCATACAAGGTCTTTTTCAGCTCTTGATATTTAGCTTTTGCATCAAGATCAAGCATACCGATGGTATCTTTCATCTTTTCAAAAGCTTTCAACTTGTTCTTGATGATGATGATTGGTGTAATATAGACAGCATTGTTCTCTTTGCACCACTGCTCAATTACATTACCGCCACCATAAACGATAAATCTGAATCTGTTGCCATTTGCTACGAACTTGGCAATCTCGTATTCAAATTGCAGTTCATTTAATCGGTCTGTACACCCCCTTGTGGCGAATGATGAGTAACCTTTAGGGACACCCATCAAATTCAGCTTATAGAACTTAGGAGCCACATTTAAGTCAACGAATACACCAATCCCCTTTTCCTGCATAGCTCTCGCAAGAAAGCGTTTCTTGTAGATAGCCTGCATACCAAAAGCTATTGGAGTATCATTAGATAAGCTGAAGTTTGGCTCAATAATACTGCCAGGGTTGTACTTCAAAATCTTCTCTGGCTTCTCATAGATTGACCGGAATCTATAATCATCAGTATAGAAGTGGAGTGTTCCCCTGCCATTCATGTTCGTTGTTCTTGCCTGCTCACCAAAGCAATAGAATGGGATTTCTATGTACTGAGGTTGCACATCAGACAACAAACATGGTATCTCCAACGGATTGTCCGTAGGAAACAAACAGTCTGGTATATACAATTCTCCGTTTTCCATAATTATCCTTCTTCATCATCATCGGGAAGCTCCTTCATTAACTTCTCGAATGGATTTTCTACTAATCTGTTATCTACTTGCTCGACATAGCCACGCTTCTTGCCCTTAGTTTTCAGAAGGAAGATGATTGCAGTTAGGTTGCCTTCGTTAACCTTTTCAACCAACTTGCTTTCAGTAAAGTCAAGGATGCCTTCATCTATATCGCCCAACATCTTGGCTAACTTCTCATCCTCTTTTCTCCAGTTATATAAGGCTTGGCGCGTAATGCCCAAAGCTACTGCCGTAGCAGCCATATTGCCGCCCTTCTTTTCGTAAGCAGCGGCAATCTTTTTTAATTCTGTTCTTCTTACCTTTGCCATAATCAACCTTTCTAACTTGCAGATGCTATGACTGCTTTCAAAGCATCTATGTAAGACATATTTTCTGTTAGCAACAAGCAACGTGCTAAATCTCCAATAGGTCCGAGACCAGGAAGGAGATTGACGTCTATCACGTAAAGGTTACCTTCATTATCGCAGCGCATATCAATACGTGCATGATGTCGTATTCCAAGACTGGAGAAAACATCGGAAGCTATCCTCTTAGCCCTATCATCTAAATCTCCATAGACCTTGCAGCCAACCTCCATATAGTTTTTCTTGCTTTCGTATGTTTGGATGCCGCCATTTGTTGTACAGATTACCTCCATTACAAATGTTCTGAGTGAAAAGCCTTTTATGCAGACAACCGTAAATTCTCTTCCATCTATAAAGTCTTCTATAACAACGTCTCCTTTACCTTTCGGATCAAGCTTTTTTGTTTGAATCCTGATTTCATCGGCGGTGTGACAGATGTTTAGTTCAGAGATACCAACACTATCACTTCCATATCTTGGCTTTACGAAATAAGTTTTTCCATGCAAGTCAAACGTCTGATGATACTGATGTGGTACTCTAATACCATTCGTCGTAAGCCATCTTGCAAGTTTAGCTTTATCCCTTACAAGTTCGTACTTGCTAAAATCTTCTGCCGTGGTCCTTACACCTTTCTTTCGGATTGTATTGATGAGTAAATCACTTGCAGTTCTTAGCAATACGACATCCTCTTTGTCAATGAAGTCGAGGTTGTCTGTCTCGTCAACAACTGCTAATTGGATATTTTCTCTACCAAGTGCTTCTTGGTAATATCTGAAAACTGAAGGTGTATTCAGTTCTTCCATTTCCTTCTTACTTGTTATGCTCCAAATCATTTTCTTTTTCTCCTTCCTTTATTTCGGTTAAACGTTCACTTGCTAGCTCTAGCAACTTTGCAAATGTGATGCTTGGGGATTTTATGCCAAACTCCTTACCTATCTCTTGTTGGATTTTAAGCAGGGTTTTCTCGTTATCTTCTTCGGAAGCTAGAACGAGAGCATCACTTTTGCGAGCTTGTTCACGAATGTCTCCATACAATGTGTCCAGACTAGCAAATGAGCTAGGGTAGAGAATGATGGTGAACACGAAGTTCTCCTGCATGGCATATACATCTATACCCTCTGTGCTTATTGGCTTAATCTCGTCAATGTTCACATGGGCAAACTTCTTAAAGTCGATAGATTTAATTGATGCAAACAGCTTCTTCAAGATGCTAACATTAGCTTCACCATGAAGGGAGTTGTGAGATAATTCAATAGCAATAGCTTCATCATTTGTAATCTCGCTCTCTTCTACATACAAGATACCAAGCATTTTGTAGTGCAGTTTCTTGCAAGCCCTCAAACGATGATTACCGCTGATCATAATGTATCTACCATTATCCTTCTTGATACATGTAGGCACACTACTCAATCCAGACTTAGCTATGTTGTCTGTTAGTTGGGCGAAGTCTTCACCCGACATTTCATTTGCATTGATTTCTACCTCATCTATGAGGTTTATATCAACTTTTGCGTATATCCATCTATCTTCATTTTCCATTCTTCAACGATTTTTGATATTTCTCTATGATTTCCTTATTCGTAGGGTATATGCCAAGTATTCCTTCGTAAGCAAGATAAGATGATGTGCAGTGTTCCTTCACTTTCTTGTATACACCACGATATTTCATGCTCACAGGCTTATGGGTATAAGCGCAGGAAATAACCTTTTCGCAAAGCTTGTGCATTCTTCTGCTCAAATATCTTTGAACTCCTACAGATTGAATGCAATACAATATGAGTTTACTCAATCGAGGGATAGCATTATTCGTACAGAAGTCAGTCAACTGAAACAAATCATACCCCTTGTGCTGAGGTAACGTAAATCCAAATCCGCCTATAGTATATTTATCGTATTTTACCGCAAAAGCATACGTGCATACGCTACATTGGTCCACCTTCTTGATATACTTCTTTTGTAAACAATGAAGGAGAGAAGCATCTACTCGTTCAATCTTTAGCTTATTTGCGTCTGTAATCTCCAAATCATCTGGAGGAACAATCTCATTGCATTCGATTCTGTATGAAGAATACGAGGTGCTTGCATTATTTTGTGCAGTTGGCTTATTGCAATATAGGAACCTTCCTGCAGACCGTCTTTCCCCACTTGAATTATTCCACATAGCTATTTTATGTAGGTTTCTCAGATAAGGGCTGTTGCTGAAATAGTAGAAATAACTATCACTCGGAATACTTTCCACAAGATTATAGTAATCGTTCCTTGCAACAGAAAAATCTGATTTCAAGTCACTATTCTCAGAAATGAGTTTGAAAGCTCTCTTCTGCTTCTTCTCTATTCTTCCGTAATTAAAGAAGATTACCTTCTTATTCTTGATGGCTTCTTCTAGTGTTCCGACATGGAAATCACATGTAGTGAGTAATCTCATCAACCGCTCATTTGCCTCCTCGGTTTTCTCGATAGATTCCCTTGCCTTAATTTTCAACGCTTCGAAGATGGCACTATTTCTTGCCGATTCACTCATGAAATACTTTTGCAGTTTCACCGCATAAAGAGCCAAAGCAAGCTGTCTTGATGTTGTAGGATTGTTATAATCCTCCAACCATGCAAGCTTATCCTTATATGTTAGTGATGTTTTACCATTTGCCAACATATAGAGCAGATAGCAGTAGGCATCTTGGCAGTATATAGATACTTCCATCTTATCAAGGAAGAATAACTCATAGTAATACATGAAGCCATTTACTATGCAGATTTCCTTGTGTCCGTTAGCTTTTACAGCATCATACAGAGCTGAAACCATTTCAGAATTGTATGGTAAAGGCTTTGTCATATACGACTCTACCTTGTCGTATGGATTTCCTTGGTAGAGTAGCGGACATAATTCGTCTGGAACATCATATTTAAGCCCAGTAACCTCACAGAACTGCTGGTATGATGTAATTGATTTGAAATCCTCCAATTCGTGGCTTATAGCGTAATAAAATAGCCTGTATGTGGAAAGAACACAAGCCATAGCTTGATAGAAATCATCAGTGGCATGGTAAAGTCTAAACTCTATCGTCTTTGTCTTAAAATATGCAGAAATATTCACTGCATGACGTATGAAACCTTTATTTGAGTTGTTAGTGAATAACTTCTGAATATCCTCGAAAGTCTGAGCCTGCAGGACTCCTTCATAATACTTTTCTGTTGGAGTTGGCATCGCTATGGATATAAGCTCATCGCATTCTGATATTTTAGCATACTGCTTAAAATAAGGGTAACATACATAGAAGAATAGGAATACTTTCTTTATCTGATCAATAGGTAAATCACCGACATAAATGTGTACATGGGTATAGATGCTCCATTTTAGCCTACCACCTGCAGCAACCATCGATTCATATACAGAACGGAGGTCATGCAGCTCTTTTAAGCAGCAAAGATGTAGTGGAGGGGTATTCACCTCTCCACCAAACTGCTTATTGCTTGAACAATCGGTATTATCAATGCTCTCTTCCTTGCTCCAGGAGTAACCTTCGGGCAAAGTTACCTTCGCCCTTTCAAGATTGCACATTTCGATTTCAATACCGAATGTTCTGTTTCTTATGTCGCTATCTACCTTCATGAAGCATATCTATTTCGTTAATAATACCTAATCTCTGAATAGTTCTTCCTGTCTTACGGAAGTCTATTCCTAAAGCTACACTTGCAAGCGTAATGAGGGATGATGTAACAGGTAACTCTAAGCCTATATGAAGGGCAATACTTTCCATCAGTACCAATCCCTCAGAAACATCTTCTGTGATGTAACGTGAGTGAACAGATGTTGGGCTGATGGCTCTATCACTAGATTCTGAGTAACGATGAAAACTCTCTATTGGGTCTGACATATTGAAACCTCCTGCTTCAAATACGCTTGTTTTGAAAAAGCCCAAGTTTTTTAAGACTTTCATCTTTTCTTCGTCAAGTCTCATCAATAGATTGATAGTGGAGTCATTTCCTCTTGCGTATGCTTCACGATACATACAGAAATCTCCCTTTGAATATTCTATTCTCGGAATACTCATAATTGAACCTACCGTATGCAACACCATATTTGGATTGAGCAATGCTGATTCAAGCACGCAATATTTTGCTATAAAACCTTTGTTAATTTTATGCAGTTTCTCTATTCCTGTATCATGATTAGAAAAGCATGATACAGGAATAACTTCATGCCTATAACCAACACGAAAAACAACTTCGTTTGGTTTATCATCCAATTCTACTCGTCCTTCCAAATATGGACCTGTTGCTTCAACTAACATTGGTAGTTTTCTGCAATGTTTCTCAAAATAGAAAGAGGATGCGTAACTAGAGATACAGACAACAATCTGATCATTGTGAAGGTATTGATGTATACGTTCTACTAGACCCTCATAGAAGTTACTCTGAATAGTACAAAATATAACTTCTGCTTCTGCAACCTTGCTGAGGTCTTTAGAAACCTCTTTGATTGCAGTTTCTGTATAAGTTGATTTCTCTTTAAGGAAAACCCTTTTACCGTTCTTGATAAGTCTATCAAAGGCATCTGATTTGTATGAAGATGTCTTTAGAAGTGTAACTTCATGACCTTTAATAGAGAGGTCTGCGGAAAAAGCTACACCCACGTTGCCCGTTCCTATAACTGCTATTTTCATGCTCTTTTATTTTAATTCTACAATAATAGAGCGGCTAGAGGGACTCGAACCTTCGACCTTCACATTGGGAATGTAACGCTCTGACCGACTGAGCTATACCCGCAAAAGAGCGGAGAGTTGGAGCCGCACCAACGACCTCAGTGATGGTATCACTGCGCTCTGCTAACTGAGCTATCTCCGCTTATAATAACAATATTCTCTACACGCAAAAATGCTCGTCTTTCCGAGCCGCCAACCCTTGTGGGTATTTTGAAAGGAGGAATGCCTAAAACAAACTTTGCTCCGAGTAAACAGGATTCTTGGAAATTCCAAATTCCTCAACCTGTACTCCCAACTTTTCATTCAGCCATTTTGCCACTAGGTGGCGATGGCAAAACTCATCTGGCTTTTCGAAGCAACATAGAGCTACATCTTTTCCATTTGTCATTTTCTCTATTGCTGAGAGAAATGCTTTTGGGTCCCGATGAGCCAATATCTCAGAATTGAAACGTTGTACGTAATCTTCTTCCGATTTGGAATTGTGAAGAATGTCCCATGATGGTGACACGTACTTGTTTGACAATCCTGTAAACCATTTCGGAGGGTATAGGGCAATGCCGATCATCATGATACCAGCTTTTGCCAACTTAGCTCCGTTTGAGAAGTATGATGTATAAATCTTCATTTCTTTTGTAACTTTTTGCAAAGATAGATAAAATTATTTAATCAACAAATAATTTCTTGAAAAAAGTGAGAAATTATTTTCAAGCGTACATTTTCTTAAGAAACTTCTTTAGATATTCGTTATTAATATCCTTTAGTGGAGTAGGGGAGAATGATGTATCTCGCTCTACTGTTAAGCCTAAATTTGTTGTTAGTTCCTGCAACTCGGTTAGGCTTGTGTAGCCGTACTCGCCTTCACCACTTCCATTGATAGTGATTCCGTAGGCGATTTTGTTCTCTAGGTCTGCTTCCAATATGAACCAAGACCACGCACCAACACAAAGGAAGAACTTTGCTTGACAGATGGCTTCTTCCTTTTTGCCATCCTGTGAGTAGAGAGGATATTTTTCCAGTCTCTTCTTAATTTCTTTCGTAATCAGTTTCATTGCTCTTATGTATTTTCTAGATTTCTACTTCATTTATTTCTTTTTCACAATCAGAAAGAATGTTCTCGATAGTGCCTCGCAAATACTCCAATACGTCCATTTCATCTTCATCGTCTGCGTCAAATTCATTTGATTCGTAAACATTTGATGATGTCCATTTACCATTTCCAGTTATAAAATTATAACCTTCCATTCTCGAGTAAGCCTTTCTTGTGTCTCTGAGACTTATTTCAACTATTATCTTTTTCATTGCTCTTATCTTTATAAGGTTAGTAAATGATTTCTGATTTGTATTTCAAACCCTCCAAGGCAATTTTGATGAAAGACATCATTTCATCATACTGATTTGTGTTGTCTAAATACTTAGAAAACCAAGCTTCTGCCTCGAAATAACCATCATAGAAATGGTCGTTGAAACTTCCGTCCTTATAAGATGATACAAGTTTATTGTAACCTTTCTTATAATCCTTCTTGCTATTGAAACGTACTTTAATTCTCATTGCTCTTATCTTTTAATTGTTATTATTTATTTTTGATAGTGCAAAGGTAGTCATTTTTTTTGCAAATGACCAAATATTTGGAGTATAAAGTACTTTTTGCTAACTTAGTTTAACTTATTGATACTTAGGTACTTAGCGTTTAGTATAATTGCCGCATCTACTATCATCTGACTAGCATCAATTCCTAATGAGTGATAGAAAGCACCATGTCCGCAAAGTGTTTCGTATGCAATTCGCATGGTTCTACGTTCATCCCTTGTGAAATCATACTTAAAAGTAGAAAAGATGGAGAGTGCTCCTTTCAAATCTCCATCTTTTAGCTTTTGCACACCTTGTGCAGTTTTACTCATCTTCATAAGGCTCAATCTTTCTTGTTGTGAAATCGTCTGCTGTCAAGATGATTTCTGACCCATTAACCATTTCTTCGACTTTATCGCATGCGTCACTACCATTGATGGCATCAACCTCCACTACCTTTTGCAGGTACTCAGTAACTTGCACTTTAACCTTGTGAATGGCAGCTTTCTCTAGTTCCTCTATTCGAAGATTGAACTCTTCTAGGAGTTCTTTGATTTCCTTTTCGATTTCCTCGAAATCAATGATGATATCCTTCAAGCGTTTAGGTGCTCCGTTTATTCCATGACCTTCTTTGTCACACCAGTTTAAGGCTTCACCATCAGGGTCAAAGTTCTCGTAGTAGTCAGAAAGGTTCTGTAAGAAAACTTCTGGGTCGTTGTCAACAATTTCAATACTCATGTAGAAATCTTGGTCTGCTGGCGAGTAACGGTAAAAATACACATCTACATGCGTTTTATCATTCTCTGAGAAATCTACCTTCCAACCTTTCTTTTCTCCGATTTCTGTAATCTTTTCTATTAACTTCTGTTCCATTGCTCTTAATTTTAGTGCTTCTTAATAATGAAGCCGTTATACTTACTTGACCAAATGATGTATGAGTAATACCCATGTGGTTTCTTATATTCAACTTTTCTCATATTCTTAGATGTCGTTATAATGAAGACCTTCACTATCTACTAGTACGTGGTCTTCGTTTTCTACTAATTCTAAGAGGGATAACCAGCATCCACGATAAAGAGCCTTTTTGAGGTCTTGATAACGTGCTTCTGCAACTTCCTTATCTGTGATGAGGATTTCTTTAAGTTGGTCCTCTGTGTAGAGATACCATATCAATTTGTATATCTTCATAATCGTATATTTTATGGTTCTACTATATATTCGTTAAGTGTATGCTGTTCTAGCATAAACTCGTAACCTACATTGTTTAGCTGACTTTGATTTTGATACCAGAGTTCATTAATTTGAGTATCTGTAGCATTAAACTTCCTTGCTGCTTTAATGCAGTTTTGAAGGTTACCGATAAAGAGCAATTCCTTGCTGTCTGTTGATAGGTGATCATCGGTTCTGTATAAGAAATAAACCTGCAATTTCATATCGTTTCGTATTTACATGTATAAATCTGCGTATCTCTTATTTTCTCTACCAATAAGTCGCATGGCTTTTCTTAGCAATTTGACCTCTTTTTCTGATAGATGGCTTTTAGGAGCTGTTACAAAACTACCTAAAAGTCGCTCTAATTCTATTCTGTCTTTATAACTCATACTATTCCTTTCTTTGAAATCTATAATTTTGGCATTCCCTTTTATTAGCCATCACAAGCAGGACAGGGAATAACAGACCATGCTTGCAACCATTACCATATTTGTCGGCTGCTTCGCAAGTTTCACAGCCATAATAGGTGTTGATGTTGAATGCGCTCATAACTAAATCTCCATTGCCACTTCAATTCCTTTCTTTGGATTCTTAGTAGCTCTGTCTAGGCTAACCTTTCCATTGAAGACACCCTTGACGATAGCATAGAACTCGGTGGTCTTCTCGCCATCTTTTTGTGCAGTTGGTATTTTGCCAACCCTTTCACAGACTATTCCGTTTTTAGTAAGGATGGTGTTTGTGACCATTTCTCCGTAGTAAGACTGCTCTGTGCGCTGTTGAATGACTTTACCGACTACCTTGACTTGCATACCTTTCTTGATGGCATCAATACCATCTTTCAAGCTATCCTCGTAGTTCTTCACCAGGAAGAAAGCATAAACGAACTGCTCCGAGAATGTGTAGTAGTCATTTGCTACTTTCTGCATTTCAACCTCGAATTGCGATTTAGGCTCTTTAGATAGCGCAAAATCGCAGACCTTTGTAATGTATGAGGTGTCAACCGTAAACTTCTTAGAATCTCTTATTTCCTCTAATTTGGCGATTGTTTCTGATGGGTAATAGTGACCATTTGCGTAATAGCCTTTCTTGTAAACAGGGCACTCGTCATACTGAGCCTTGCACATGGCGATCATGTCATTCTTCAAGATGGCATCCGTATATCTACTATCCTTAGGACCACCCCAAATTGGGATAAGGTCTCCATAGTCATCATCGGTGGCATATCTGATGGTGTGGTCGTAGGTCTCATAAAGTTTGCGTGTAAAGTCTGAGAGGAAGTCAATGTACTTCAATCCGAACTTTTTTATGCACTCGCAACCTACTTGCAGTTCATCGCCAGTTTGCGTATTCTCGATTACGTATGCGTTGTTACACCAATGACCACATAGGTCGCATTTGCCGTAATCAGCTCCATGCTCCTTAATCTTGAATACCAACTCCTTGGTTGTATCAGCAGGAGTAAAGGCTCCATTCTTATATGTGGCCAGCAATCTCCAATTACTTTCGTCTGGCATATTGATGGTGAGGTCACAGATGTCATGCCAATACTTACCAATGATGGTTTGACAATCTTCTACTACCGCATGACGGAATAACTTTTTTCGTGGGTTACTAATGGTGTAGTCGAAACCTTCTACATTGCGCTTTGTCTTCTCAGCGAACTTCTTAAATGCGTCAACTGACTCTGATGGAATAAACGTCTTTATCGTATTCATTGCTCTTATCTTTTAATTGTTAAACTTATTTGTTGTTTAATTAACTGGTGCAAAGATAGTCATTTTTTGCGGATTGACCAAATTGTAACTATCTTATTTTCAAGTACTTACAATAGTTTAACTTTTAAACTTATTTATAGCCTGTTTGCTAACTTTTGCTAACTTTTTAATCGGAAGTATTGTAGTTTGGGGAACTTTTACTATCTTTGCAGCATGAATATACAGGAATATCTTAAACAATGCTCTGTTAAGTCCGTGGACGAGCTTACAGACGAACAGGTGGTGAACTATTACAAGGGGCCAGATATTTATATCGGTCAAAAGTGTGCTGTTCTAAGTGCTATTAGAGATTGCGGTTACAAAGGAGTAAGTAAGAATCTGATCATGGCATCTGTACGAAAAGCTTTGAAGACAGGTCAAGATTTCAAACTTTATTACGTGGATAACGAATCAGCTGATGGACCTCTAGATAACAAAACAGGATGGGTAGTAGAACCTTAATTCTACTACCTATCTTTTTGTTGGTAAGTTAGCCTTATAAAACTTCTTGTATAGCGTCATAGCTTCGTTATAAAGCCTTGGTAATACCATTTTGAAGTACTTATTGTGCGCCCAGTAATTTTCGCTTAGATGAGCTATAATCTCTGCCAAACATGAGAACTCACTATTAGCAAAATAGTCCCAATCGTGCCCAAATCCATCAATTCTTGCCTTATCTTTGCTTAGAGCTTGAAGGGTATCTGTTATAGCTCCAAATAGCTCATCCATATCTTTCTTTGGGTCACCATACTTGTATTTAACCTCCCAATATTTCCCTTCAATCTTCCATCTTGTCTTTCCTGCACTATCTTGATAGAAATTAGATGGTTGATTATAATCATCATAGAATTTCTTGAACAGGTCTTTGAAGTCTTTGCTGTTTTCCCAATTACCTTGCAATGCGGCTTTAGCGTGTCCGTATTCGTGATATTGGAGTCCCTTACGATACCATTCCGATTTTGCAAATCTTTCCTTATGGCCATCGAAGTCTATTCTAACATGCTTATATTTGCTCCAATAATAGGCTTTGTTCCCGCTAAGGCTGATACAAGGAACAAACTTGTCGAAACTATCGTAGAACTCTTTCTTTCCGAGCCATTTGGTCGGACTCAATCCAATACCTCTAAAGCCTTCCACGATGGTATGAGGTGTATTGAAGGATAGCTTATCTAAACCATACGCAATCAAATCTTGATCCGAAGACAGCTTATAGATATTGTACGCACCCTCTATCTCACGATAAACCCTTTCATAACCTCGGACATCAATCCTTGCAGTTTCTATGGTCTTGATATAATCATTGAAGCGAGGAATCCATTTGGTCGGAATGATACTCAAATCTGCCGTTCTCAATTCGTTCAGATGGGTAGCCGCTTCCATAACTTCCTTCAATCCGTTATTATACTCGTCAAGAAAGACCTCATAAGCCTTGCCCCAGCCTTCTGATAGTTGAGCTAATTCGACTCTTATCCAAGAATTGACGTTATCAATGTTTGGACCATACAGATTTTGCAAGAGTTTCTTTCCTGCCATAACTGCTTCCTGGTCGTCTAATGCAGTCTCCAATTCCCAATCATCGAAATCATCTATTAGCTTCTTAGGCCTCAACGGAATAGAACGAAGGTCTTGCAGTTCCCTACGAGCTTCTTCATAGGTAGCCTTCAACTTTGTCTTAATCTTGCTCACTGGTTCAAATTGTGTAGGAGTGATATTCGCAAACTTCTTGGTTATACCATCCCTCCAATCGCCGAAATCATAGCTATAATCAAACTTAGCCAGATAACTTTTCTTTATCCTGCCGAAAGACTCTACAGCTTGACGTACCTTATCATCATACTTATCGAACATATCTGACAAAACAGAACGTTCACTATCAGTCATCATTCCAAAACTCTCTTTAAATTGATGTGTAGTGAGGAATTTTTCAAAGCTTGATATATCAACATCATAGGCTTTAGCATTTCGCCTTAATGTTGCTATGTCAGAATTATCTACATCTATGTTGTATTTCAATAAGTCTCTGTTCTTCCAAGCAAGCTTTATGGCTTTTTCGTCTCTGTCAGCATGGCGATACTCAGCCGCGTCCTCAACGGACAGGTGCCAATACTTTCTGTTATCCTTCAAGAAGTATGGAAGTGTTTCAGCTTGCCCGATTCGGCTACGGTTATTGCGTACCCAGTCATTGAAGTTCTTTGGGGTGCGAGAAATCATAGCTGACTTCTGAATGGAAGGAGAACCATAGTACTCTTCATCGCTCATCACAATAGGTACAACATAACACATGCAGTTAGGATGCCAACCTAGAAAGACAAAATCTTTTGGGTATATTCCCAACAAATCATCACAGATGTCGGGTGCAGGGTGGCGTTTACTCAACTTAATCTCGTAGCCCAAGATGAAGTCAAATTGTTGCCAACGTGTCTGCTCCGCTTTTCGGTAAGCCATGTTTATCTCGGTTCTTGCCAGACGAATAGAAGCGTATTGGCAATTCGCGCATGTAGCGGCTTTTCCGAACTTTTCTGTATAATCAGCCTTTAACGAAGGATAGTCTATCAGATACTTGCTGATTCGCTTGCTGAGAACAACCGCAGACTGCCCTCTTTCTATTGCAGTTGATATTGTATGCTCCAGCTCCTTTTTCAAGGCTTGAGACTGATACCATAGTTTCTGCGAAACAGACAACCCCTTATCAACCCTATTCTGAAAAGCCTTCAAAGCATCTGAATTAGGTTGGAAATACCTATTGTACTTATCTCCGCCCTTCTCAAAATCATAAGCACGAAGTACCTTTCTTGCAAGTAGGTCCTGCATGATGTTACTTTCTTTCCACTCATTTGTGGTTCCTGCATAGATGAGGTTATTCATCTGTGTAGCATAACTGGTCATGATGCCATTGATGGTTTGTTTCAGTTCTGGATAGTCCTCAAACAAGAACTCTGCAGAACCATCATAACCGACACCATCTATAGCAGTAGCAACTTGGCTAACGATTCTATCATAAATGCTCTGAACTTGTGACACGTAGTTTACTAAGCGTCTGTTCAGAGCATCGTATGCTTTCTTTTGATTGGGGATATTTGGTCTCATTTATTTCGGCTTATAATGCTCGTTTACACATTCCCTTTGATAGAGGATAGCAAACTCCTCATAAGGGCAAGTGCCCAACGTTGGCTCTCCCGTAACACTAAGATTACGTGGATTGGAAACGTGGGCACATAATTTGCAGAACTGAGGTTCTTTTGGAATAGGCTTAACCTTCTTCTTTGGAGACATAGCAATTAACCTTTACCTCTACAATCGTATTGCCATCCTTCTGATATACTCTCTGCTTCATGATCTTGGATTCGATAGTATTGAGTACATCTTTCTTTGCCTGTGCGAGAGTTTCCTTTGTTATCTCATGCAAAGCTTCTCTCATGGACTTGACATGATGGTCTCGCTTGTAGTGGCGAATGTAATTCTTGTCGATACGATAAGCCTTGGCACATACCTTTGGCTCTAGGATTTCTTTCTGTTCGAAGACAGTTACACTGATAGGGTAGAGTCTTCTAGCTAACTTGAATAGCCAAATTGCGATTTTTTTCTTCATAACTTGTGCAGTTTATTGCGTTTATACTGTTTGTTCACCCATAGCAAAAGCTGACTGCTGTACTGCCGCCGCTTTAAGTTCATCCTTCTGAATATCCTCCATCGTCTGCTGAGGGTCTTGCGACTGCCCAAGCTTAATGATAGATTCAAGCTGACTCTCCACAGGCTTACCACCATTAGCCTTTTGTCTGATGGTGATGTCGTAGCTTTCATCCTTAGGTATATAAGGAGTGATGATATGGTCGCAGGTGACGTTATCTATCTCCTTTTCCCATTTTGGGTTCATCACCTTCAAGAATGCCTTGATTACATTAAACTCTCTCTCAAAGAACTCCTTGAAAGCGCCCGATTCCATGCGAACTTTCAGATGTGCATCAGTGAGCAACGTCTGTCTAGCATCGTAGCCAATATTGCCAAGAGATTTCATATTCTCAAAGCTGATATCCGGCATTTGAGAAAGCATCCAGAACAATCCGAGAAGGGTTTTGTTCTGACCGCTAACCGCTTCTTGTGATTGGTCCCAAGATACGTAAGATATATCACCATCATTCTCAACTCTCCATATACGGAAGCCTTGCCCCTTCTTCTCCTCACCAACTATTCCGCCCTTAACTTTTGCGATCGGTGCAGAATTATATGCAATCACATTGCTATTGCGGCTGATATTGTACTCAAACTCGCTTCGGATATTATCAAGCCCCTCGTAGATGGCGTGAGGTCGAGACAGGTATACTCCAGGAATCTTATGGATGATGATTTCCTCACCACTCTTAGTGTTTCCATCCTCATCAACTTGTGCAGTTACTTCCTCCCACATTTCACCAAGATTGCTTTTCCTCCAAATGAAATGATAGTTTTCTGTAAAGGTCTCAAAGAATGTTATCGTCTCTTTGTCGGAAACAATCTTGTCATACTCAAACGACATGGCTTGCATATCATCATACTCATCAATGATAGGGTACAATCTTACTCCATCCATAGGGGAGAAGGTTTTGCACTTTAACTTGTAATTTGATTCAAAACCATATAGAGAGTTTGACTTCTTGACGGAATACCAAATGGTGAATATTTCACAACTTGCGAAATAAGCTAGTCCACGCTTGTAGTTCATGTTGTCTATATGAGCACAATCGTAGATTTTTTCTAACGCTTTTTGAATTTCCCTCTGTATGTCATTATCGGGAGTGTTGTACTTTCTCTTAACCGGTATAGAGAAGGTAAATTCTGTCATTCTATTTGTAAGCAGTTTTTCTAGAGCAACCGCAATACGTGATGATTTTTCCCCATTATCCTTATCACGAAGGTTCGTGGTGTCAGTCATTACCTTATGGCTTGCTGGCTCGTAAAGCCCCAATAGATAACTCCACAAAGGGACCACGATAGTCCTTCTGCGTAGCTCTTCTATCTTATGGCTGATAGTATCAGTTTTCTTCAGTATTTCTTCGATGTTCATATCTTTACTACTTTTGGTGCAAAGATACTAAAAATATTTAATCAACAAATAGAATTAGCCGAGAAATTTCATATTTATTTTCGCTTATAGAGCTTTTTATGTTTTTGATGATAATGAATAAAGGCGATACAAGCAAATCCGCTTATACCGCCTTAGATAGAGCAATAAAATATCTTATGCAGGCATTAGTAATTGTGCCTTTTCTTTGTTCACGATTTCTAATACCATTTTAGCTGCCTTGTTTACGTCTGTCAAAACAGAAACGATGAACTTTGGTTGCTTTTTAAGCTTGCTGATCCAACCATCTAGGTAAGCAGCGTTATTATTTAAAATGCGACTGCTAAAGCCTAGGACGTTTCCGATAAGAGCTGCTCCAAGTTCCGCAACCAACTCTTCTCTTGCATAGTCCTTTTCTCCTTTCTCATTCTCAAACCCTCTATTCAATCTAGACTTGTGACCTGTTGAGTGAACCATTTCATGTAGAAGGGTTGAGTAGTATTCCTGTCCATCCTCGAATATCTCCTGCTCTGTATTGCCCTTCTTAAACTGGCTTTTAAGAGGGGTTGTAATATCATCTACCCCAACTCTGTAGAAAGCTCCACTTGAATACTTGTCGTAGCGGATAGGGCAGAGCCACTTCTGATAAAGAAGCATATCATCAATTTTCTCGTTTACGTACATACCAGCCGTGTCTGTCGGCAACTCATTCTTATCTTTGAGACTGAACTTATCCTTCAACTTCTGCATCGTCTTAGGTGCTATCTCTTCGAGGTTGGTTTGGCTGAGGTTGAACACATTGTAGCTCTTCAAAAAAGGCTGGACTTTACAGTCTAGTTGGGCTGATCGAGTCATTCCGTTGTAGCTGTCTTCTGTTATTTTGTTTCCGTTTTTGTCTTTGTACTGGATGGACCAAAACAGAACAGGGAAGCTTTTCTCTCCTTTGTTCACACTAGCTCCTAATGCCTTTATCTGTTTGAAGGTAGCAAAGATAGGATATTTGAATCTTTCTTCGTCCATCATGCAGAGGAACAGGAAGAATGAGTTCATTCCATTATATTCACGCCCTCCAAGGTTCACTGGGTTACCACCATAAGATGTGGTGAACCACCCCATCTTCCAATCTCCTGCCTTCATCTTTTGCATTCGTGAAATCATCATTTCAGCGAAATGCTCTAAAACGTTGTCTGTCTTCATTGCTCTTACTTTTTTATATGCAGTTATTATAACTTCTTGCCATATATTCTTGCTATCTCATCGTAGATATATGCTCCGCTTGTATGAGGCCTGCCGAACAATCCGAGAATACTGTTACCTACGATGACGCTGTTTGTTTTAACAATAACTCCGTTTTTGATGTGGTCACAATAAACTTCATTGCCGATATGGTAAAGCTCCATCTTGCGATTATAGCAATCTGTTCCAATATATTCTTTACTCATGGCGACCTCCTTTCTTCTGAAGTTGTCCCCATGCGTAATACATCTTATTGAAGTTATCTAACTTCTGAAGGATTTCATCCTTGCTTGAAAAAGCACATATCATATCTGAATAAAAAATACCATTATTATAAATCATGGTAATATCCAAGTATCTTTTGTTGATTGATACAGAGATAGTATTACTATGTGCTCTGCGAACCTTTACCAATACAGCATTAACTGCTTTCTTAAAGTGAATGTTTGTTCTGTCTAACATTTCATTGCTCTTATTGTGACTAGTTGGTTGGACCAGTCGTTACCTTTTTATTTACTTGATATTTAAGAATTTAGAAACCTTACTAACAATTCCCTTTGCTGTTGAACATGTTGAAGCGGTTTCAACTGCCACACTTTTGCCATCCTCCCAATAGGTAATCTGGATTCTCAACTTGTTACCATAGAAGCGGTAATTTACACACGCTCTAAGATTACCCTTTCGAATGTCACCTTCGAAATAGTTATAAGCTCCATCAAAATCACTTGTAACTGCTGCTACAACCTCAGCTTTGTTTGATACGTTTATTGTCTGTCTCATTGCTCTTATCTTTTAATTGTTATTTTTATTTTTGATAGTGCAAAGGTAGTCATTTTTTAGCATTTGATCAAATATTAATCGCATTATTTTTCTTGGTTAACTTTATATAACTTATTGATTTCTAAGGTGTTAAATAAAACCTATTTCCCTCTGTATAGGGCTATTTCTGAAAAATGGTATAAGGATATGGATAAGAAAATAGAACAGCTTAGAAAGGCTTATGTAAAGTATTTAACCCTTATTTAACATAACTAATGTTACCGAAAATTACAGGAAGCTAATTTGACAAAAGATAGTCAAAAATGCCTTTTAACATGGTGTTATGGAGTGTTAATTAGGTGGTTTACCACCTTTCCTTGTTAGTAACTTCCTTAATTCTCGCACCTCATTCCTCAAATCAGCGTTTTCTTTTCTGAGTTGCGAAATGAGGTGATTATATGATAGCTCTGTTGTCTTATCCATATCACTTGAATTTGATGATGAAAAATTCATGATCCAACCACTTGTCTGGGCAAAGACCTTTCTTCGGCTTCCCGATGGTGATGCTCTCAATCTCTTTTTCGATACGTGGGCTATCCTTGCGATAACCGTTGATAAAGAGGACATGAGTGTATGGTTTGTATTCCAGCTTGCCTATCACGCGACAATAACCGCCAAACTCATCGAAAAGCACCTCACCGCTTTCGGCTTGTTGGTTTACCAGTCGGGAAGCCCAATACGGTTTAATCTCCCGATACTCCTCTGTCTTCTCGCCCGATACTATCATATCGAACCATTGCTTACTGACGGTGAGGGCCAAAACTTTCTTTTCCATAAGCTACTTCTTCTCATTACAAGGACAACTCTCAGCGTGAATTACACAAACTCCGTGTTTCGTGTCCACAAGCAGATAGTCATGCCCTTTCTTGGTGAATATTTTTATATTAAACTCTTCTTTTTCGTGTGGAGTTCCTAAGCTGAAAGAAATCCTAAAACCAATTGCCCCTATTATGAAAATCAAAACGAGCCAAACGGCTGATTTGAAGAAATTTAAAACCTTTTCCTTCATACGTTTACTCCTCCTTGTCGAATTTATTGCCTACAACATAGATATAACAATTACCTAACGTTACACCCAAAGGCATCATGCCACTACGAAAATGTTTGTCACACAAGCAGAATCCGTAATCTTTGTATTCAACATTACAAATTACCTCTTCCCAATCGTATATTTTTACAATATCATTTTCGTATATTTCAACTCCATTCTCATCTGTCAACCCTGTGAACTGGCAGATGGAAGAAGGGTCAACCTGATAAGCGAGATTTCGGTTCAACATACTTTCTTTCTGACGATTCTCAATGATGTATGTATTACCATTCTCCTCGTAGAAGTAGCCAAACACCCAAGAATTATCATCTAAACGTTTTGCCTTAAACTTAATATTTTCTATTTTCATAAGCTATAATTCTTCTTTTTCAAATTCACTTTTCGGAACTCTGTAAGATGTACTATGATATTCACACTCATCATCTTTACCTATAATATATTTGGCAAGCATATCTTTCAATGCCTTATAAGCTAAAGTGTTGTGACGAATCTGAATACGTATAAAGTTCTCATTATCACACATTGTAAGTGGTGATTGATTATTCATATACACCTTGCCTTTCTTACCAAGGTTACTTCCGTTGTAACGTTGGTAGAAATATCCGCTAGCCTTATGCTTGATTCTGTAAGGTTTAGCCATAACTATTCCTTTAAATTTCTCTTCTCTTTAATTCTATTCTCGTGACAGTGAATCATACGTTTATAAAATTCTATCATCTTTTCATTAACGAAAACAGAATCATATTCACCTATATAGTAATCTCCATTTAAGAGTTCGCTGACGTGTATTCGTACAACGTCTTGCGTCCAGTAATCTATGAAAAGATAATAGGTTTCACGATTAGGGTGTACCATAAGATACTCGTAGAAGTGGAATTTATCATTTTTAATAAATGTCACTCCGCAACCTTTTGTTAACTGACTTATGTCTTTTAATACTTCCATACTTATTCCTCCTCTTTCAAATAAGGACAAACGACTACCTTTCGATAGTACTTGCATTTATCCTTGTAATCACAAAAATCACACAAACAATACGCCATACTATTCCTCCACT